GGGGATGAATCGATTTGGTTATTCGAGACATTCTGAAAACTCGTCATTTTCAGTTATACCCCATTCTTGCCGTACCCGGAGTGGTTACCGGCAGTTCTTCTGTGAGATAGGAGGAAGACATTCACCTCGCTCACCCCAACAGTTGAACTTTCTAGTAAATTCTTACAAATCCCTGGGTAGGGTTGTAAGTTTACGGCAAACAGCAGGTATTCAGTACCTGCAGACGAAAAAAGGAAGGTGGGTGGCCAGAGCGTTACCGGCCATCGCTAGTGCATTTGAGCTAGCCTACGGAGTGGTGCCTTGTAAGTTAAGGCAGAGAATCGCATGGTACAGCAGATTCATCCACTTGATCAGCAGGCTCAAATACGAGGGCATCGGGCCCCTGAAAGAGATCTCGAGAATATGGGAGGAGTATTCGTGTGGTAAGAGGTCAGCTGGTCTAGCTGACAAACATCCCTATAATCCAAGGGGCGTTCTTCAATACAACACGCACATCGCCTCCACACTCAAGAGATCCTTCCATAAGAAAGTCTCATCTAAAGCACTACAAGATGAGATCCTTTCTACCCAAAAAAGGTGGTTGGAAGAGCCAAAGGGGGTAACCCCGGCAGTTCTCAACCGTCTCGAAAAGTTCGCCGAGACCTTCTTTGGGAGACCCGATGGTACACCCAACCAGCAATGGCACGGACGCCGTGACAAAACAACGTACCCCATCCCACAAGAGAGCGCATGTCTCGAATACACGACAAAGCAAGGAGGAACCTGTCGTCAAGCTGTAGAGTCTACACGTAGTAAACTCGAAGCCGACGAAATGGAAAGGACTTTTAACCAAAACCTTGCTACCGTGCAACGAGACTTCCGTGACCCGTTCGATATCTGGGCCACGCCTGAAACCGTTTCAGGGCGCCTTCTTGAGTGGGACCTTGACCAAATGTTAGCCCAGCTAACGGAGGCCTCTCTCTCGGACGAACCAGGCGCAGCTCTGGCAGAGCTGTTGCGCGAACCTGAACCGGAAAAACTGACTCCGGAGAAGGTTGCCAGGTGTTGTATCGAGCTCACTGCTGAACTTACCGATTACCCATCCATCAAGCCAATGGCTGTGGAAGAACTGGGTGGTAAGATCCGTGGAGTCTCGTTACATCCTGGCGTGGTATCGCACGCGATGAGAGTACTCGGCAACCGCATGATTGAATCTATCAAGCGGAAGAGAACATGTAAGTTCGCTCTCTTCAACCAATCGTTCGAGATGATTGGAGATCCAGACGCAATGTTACTTAGCGCTGATCTCTCCAAAGCATCTGATCATTTCGAACATGGTGTTGCCGCTGCCGTTTTGCGAGGTTGTGCAAAAGGTCAAGGGTGGGACGACGTTGAGTTGAAAGCGGCGCTCAACGCTCTGGGGCCACAAAGGTTGGAGGATGGTAGGGTGACGCAAAAGGCGACACACATGGGACTGGCTTGCACGTGGGCAATCCTCTCTTGTCTTAACAATTACGCAGCTGCGCAATGTTCAAACGACCCCCGCTCATACGCTACCAACGGAGACGACCTCATCGGACTATTCACAAAATTACAACGTGAAGAGTACCGATGGCACATTGAGACCTTAAATCTGGTCTACAATGAGAAGAAGTCATACGTTGGTACCGGTGGCAGGTTCTGTGAGAACTATGCACAGAT